CGCCGCTTCGGCCTTCTGCGTCTCGGAGTCCTGAAGGGCGGCGATGTCGGACACGTCGTACCAAAGCTGGGCGCCCGAAGGGACCTCGACCAACTTCGCCAACGCGCCACACGCGCCGCGCCAATGCGCCCGCATGAACAGGTCACCGAACGCCTTGATCGCCGCCGCGTAGTTGGAGTACGTCGCCGCATCCAGACCAGCCTGGAGGCCAGCCACAATCGGGGGCACCGAACCGGCCGCAGCGATCCGCGACTCACCCGCAGACTGGACCGCGGTGAACGCCATCTGCTCGAACGTGGAGCCCACGATGGTCATGTCGGCGCCCTGGTCCAGCACCATCGTCTTATCACCGACCGGGCCGGAGAAGCGGGCACGCAGCCGCTCACGCAGCCGCTCCATCGCCTCCGCTTCGATCTTCCGGTCGTAGCGGATCACCATGTTCGGCGTCGCCGCATTGTCCATAAAGTTCTGCTTGTGCGCCGTCATCGCATCGTCGGCGTTGATCTCGCGCAGCACCGGAGTCAGCCACGACATGCCGCGGAACGACGCAATCGGGTCCGGGATGGGCGACCAATGCGCGACCTCGGAGACGTCCAGCATCTCCGAGTCCTCCGAAGCGAACCCGCCGCGGTGGTAGACGTACCCGACGACCTCCCGGCCACCCATCTCAGACTCGGTGTGGATGATGTCCACCCAGTCGGGGCGCAGGCGCTCCAGGTGCGTGCCGTGGTCACGGACGTAGGCGTTGCCCGCAATCGACACGTCCTGCTCCATGCGCGCCAGCAACTCGGCCGTCGTGCCACCGGCCCACGGCTGCTCCAGCTTCATCAGCGCGGGCGTGCCGTACAGGCGCTTGGTCGCCAGGTCGCGGAACTTGAACGTCGCCTCGGAGAACAGGTCGATCCGGGCCTGGATCACCGCGAACACCACCGGGTTGCCGGCGTACCCGTTGATCGTCCAGTCGATGAACGACGACATCGGGCGGTCCACGCCGCCGAGCGATCCCCAGGTCTGGTACAGGACTGTGGACGTGTCCACCGCCCGCTCCGACCCCTTACGAATGGTGTCGATCAGCCTCATGCGCCGTCCTCACGAATCAGGGCGAACCCCACTAGGGCGGCGCCGGCAACGATCAGGGCAGCGGGGACGGACACCAGCGCGACCCCCGTCACGAACAGGCAGGAGCCCACGGCCAAGAGGGACAGGTTCAGGCGCACCGCATCCCCCTCACAGGAAGTAGATGTCCGGCTCGGTGGGCTGCTCGGTGGTCCCCGCGCCCCACAGGGCGTTCGTCGCGGCTACCAGGGGGGTGATGTCGACGCTGATCGACTTCCGGGACCACGCCCGACCCCCGCCTGCCAACTCCCGCACCGCCGCGCCCGACAGGGCCTCGGTCAGCGGGGCGTCGCCGGAGTGTCGGATGGTCCCGTTCAGGCAGCCGTCCATGAACATCCCGAACGCCTGAACGACGTCGCGGGTCCGCATCAGGATCAGCGAAACCCCCGCCTCCTCGAGCGCGGGGATCAGCGACCCCGCAGGGGAACCGGGGTCGATGACGAACGGGGCGTCGTGCTGCTCGGACAACTCCCGGCAGCGGTCCACGATCCAGCCCGTGCCGCCCGCGGCGTGGACTGTTTCGAGCTGCGTCCCGTTCTCGCGCTCGGCGGCGACGGCAATCGCAGCAGAGCCGCGGTCGGGTGCGACGTCCACGCAGAACGCCAGCGCCCGTCCGGTGTGGTCGCGGTCGGTGAGGGCAGCGAAGGCGTCCATCGGGAACACCGTCTGCTGCTCTAGCGGGGTGGGCCAGATGCCGACCCCCAGGCGCTCAACCTGGAAACCCTCGGGGGTCATGGAGCGGTGCTCGTTCTCGATGTACTCCGGCATGATGCGGATCCCCAGGCCGGGGTTGGCTTGCGCCCACAGTTCGCGGTCAAGTGCCGCGCCTTCGGGGTCGTCGTTGTACCGCTCGTCGTCGGCGGACCACTCGAAGTACGCCAGTGACGGATCGTCGCCCTTCAGTCCGCGCTCGCGGATCCTGGTCAGCACCCACCCGTTGGCGTGTTCGTTCGCATTGACGGCGGTGGAGACGTACCAAATCTGCGGGTTCTCCCGCGCGGACATCGTGGGCATCATGGCGTTCATGGCCGCTTCCCGAAGGTGGAAGGCCTCGTCCAGAATCACGCAATCCGCAGAGAAGCCACGGCCCGAACCCGTGGACCGGGCGACGAACTTCAGTCGGCCACCACCCTTGAGTTCAATCGCCTCGCGCCCGTTGGTGTGGACGACGCGCTTGAGGCGGGACTCAAGGTCCGGGGTTGACTCGATCAACTGGAGGATGCGCTGAAACGCTTCCAGCGCCGTCTTGACCTCGTGCGCCGAGTGGAGGATCAACCGCTCCCCGAACAGGTACAGGCCTGCCAGTTCGCGGGCCTCGAGGATGGAGCCCTTGCCGTTCTGCCGACTTACGATCAGGCCGACCTCGAAGGCTGACCAGTTGCCGTCCGACCGCTCCCCCAGGGATTGGTCAAGCACGAACTGCTGCCACGGATCCAGCACTAGCCCCGCCGTGGCGGCCAGCTCAACGGCCTCCTGTCCAGCCGACGAGATGAACGGCGGGACGCTAAGAAGCCGAGGATGCTGCGCGCCGACGAGAGCGCTTGGCGGCGAGATCGTCAACGCTGCTCACCTCCGGCTTTGACTGCGCGTTGATGCGCTCAAGCACGATCGCCAGTTGGCGGGCAAGCGGGGCGGCCTCGCGGTGACCCGCCGTCTCCAGGCGCTCGGCAAGGTGGTCACGCAGCGCGAGAAGCTGGGCGTCGTACTTCCCGGAAGCGATCGTCTCGGTGAACTTGCTCGCCACGGCGGCCTCCGATCCGATAGCGCCACACGACGAGAAGGTGGGCGGACTTGGACGCGTTGCAGGCATTACAGACCGGGGTCAGGTTGCCCTCGTAGTTGGTGCCGCCACGCTTCAGCGGGACGACGTGATCGACAGCCTCACACGGGCCGGCGCAGTAGGTGCAGGTGCGGCCTTGCCTCCGCCACTTGTCCAGCAGCCGCTTACGGAAGTGGTGTGAAGGGCCAGGGGCGTTCGCGGCTCGGCGCAGGTACGGGTCGCGGGCCTTGGACGGCTTGCGCGGCCTCGGCGGGATGGTCGGCGGATTGAGCCGCATTCGGCGACGCTGAGCGCACGCCTTGGAGCAGCAGGTCGTCATCTCGCCGTCGCTGCGGCGGACGGACATGTACGGGGCGGAGCACTCGGCGCAGGTGGCGGGCACCCGCCCAGGGCGGTCGGGCTTGAACGGCTGCGGCTCAATCCTGCGGCAACCACGGCAGCGGTACTGGCCCTCCGGGAGTGATGAGGTCCCGCTCCATCCGACCTCGCCGCAGAGGTTGCACTTCCGGTCCGGCTTGCGTGGCATGGCGCCTCCTGGAATGGCGGAACCCCCGCACCCAGGAGTGATGCGGGGGTTCCTAGCCCGAGGGATCAGCTCGGGTTGCTTGGTAAATCGCTGTCGCGGGCGTATTTGGGGACAGAGGCGGCGGGGTGGCGCGGGGTCGGCCCCTAAAGATCAGACCTGCCCCCCGGGGTCACCACTTGGCCGAGGCGTATCCCGCTCGCTTGGTCCCGTCCCCACGGGCGGAGTTGCATCGCAGGTGGGCGGGCCTGAGTCCCTGGTCCCCTGGCAGGAGCCGGCCACCTGTGGCGATGGGCTCGATGTGGTCGGCGGTGAATCCCCACGGATCCCGACCGCTCAGGGTGTAGTCGATGGGCTGGCCGCACAGGTGGCAGGGTTCGTTGGCCTGGGCACACCGCTGCTTGTACGTCTCCCGGGCGTTGCGCCATGACCTGTGCTGGCGGTTCACCTTGACCCCCTGTACATACGGGGCTAGGTTGTCCATACACCCCAACCAAGGAGGAACAATGGGAACGGTTACCCAGATCCCCAGGAGTGTCGCCGGCCATGTGGTCATCTGCGACCTGATGGACTCGCTCGATGACTGTGAGCAGCTTTGCGAGGACTACAACGCTTCTCCTGGGCTGCGTGCCGCGGTGTCGGCCCTGTTCTCGATCATGGACTCCATGCGGATTGCCGGGTCCGATGAGCAGGAGATCGAGAGCATGATGACCGCGATGGCTCAGGCTGCGCTCACCGAGGCAACGATGCGCGAGGACGAGGCGGTTGCCATCGCCACCCGCTACGGGCTCCGGTGGTGACGCCCGCGCGATCTGTCCGTATCCCCGACGATCTGTGGGGTGCGGCGATGGAGCGGGCCCAGGCTGAGGGCCGAACGGTGACCGACGTCATCCTCCAGGCGCTGCGGGAGTACGTCAGCCCGCCCTCGTGATGCCGCGGGCGATGTCGTCCACCCACTTGTCTAGCACCCTGCGGACGCGGACTTCGGTGGCGCGGCGGTGCGGATAGGCGGCGTTGTAGAACCAGCCCCGGCCGTTCGTGGTCTGCGTGTCGTACCAATGCTCGGTGTCACCGAACAGCGGGTGGCGGATCTTGCCCTTGTTGTTGACGACCTTGCCGAGGCGGTTGATCACCGGATCCTTGGACGCTAGGCGGATCCTGACCCCTGCGGCGGTGCGGCCCATGTTGATCTGCGTGCGGATCCCCTGGGCGATGCCGTCTCGGAGTCCACGGCCGGCCTTGAACCTGCCGGACTTGAGGGTGCGCCCCTCGCGGCGGGAGCGTGACGCCCCAGCCCTGGAGGTCCGCTCGAACTTCAGGTCCCGCGCGGCCTGGGCGATGTCGCGGCGCATGGGCTCGGCGGCTTCCCGAATCTCCTGGCCGAGCTGCTTGGTCAGGGCCTTGCGGTGGGACGGGTCGGACACCGACTTCAGGTAGGCGCCGATGGCCTGGAGGTCCTTGACCGACTTCTCATCGACGTAGACGAACGCGGCGGAACCGCTGGAGCCGGAGTGCCCGCGACCTGCCATTACGACTCCCTCGCCTTCTGGAGCCTCGAGACTGTCAGCCCCAGGGTGGGCGCGACGATCAGCGACAGGGTTAGTCCCGTGGCAACAGTCTGAACTCCGAGCCACACGCCAGCGACCAGCAGGAGTGGTCCGGCGACGAACGACAGGATCGCGGCCCATGCCAGCACCCGGGTCACAGTTCCTCCAGCAGACGGTCGGCATACGCCATGACCTTCTCGGTGTCCCGCCCCTGCGCCCGGAGGGTGGCGAGGGTGGCGGCGATGTACGCCAGCGCGGTGCGGATTTCCTGCGGGCTGGTGCGGGTGTCCAGGGTGAGCATGGTCACCCCCTGGCATGACGAAGCCCCACCTTGGGGGTCTAGGTGGGGCCTGTCCTTGGGCGCGGTTATACGCCGAAGTTCCGCCACTGTAGCACGGAATCACACGCTTGTCATTCGCCCCCTGATTTCCAGCGCCTCGACCACGCTGGACCACAGGTAGTTACCTCCCCGTCGTCGCACGAGTCCGTCCTTGGCCCACCGCTGCAGCGTTCGCTCGGGTACGCCCAACCGCTCGGAGATGACGCCGATGGGCTGCCAGACCTCGGCCTTGGTCGATGCCGCCACCATCAGCAGCCGGCCGACGTCCCAGGATGCCCCGCAGCGGACGCAGGTCGCCTGATCCGCCACCAGCCGCAGCCGCTTCCCGCACAGACGGGACGGGTCGTCGGGGTGGTCGGCGGGGCACTCCACCACCGTCACGGGCTCGGACGAGATCCGTGCTGCAGCCTTGGCCTGCCGGTGGAGGGTCCGCAGCTCGGCGGCGAACTCGTCAATGGCCGGGTGTTCGGCCGCTGCGGCCTCCAGGTGGATCCGCAGGAAGTCCACCACCCCGCACAGACTCACCCCCACGGCGTCGGAGGACTCGGAGTCGGCCCACCGCTCGGCCTTGCGTTCCCGCTGGGCCCGGTCTGGATCCCTGCCGGCAAACGTGGACAGGCTCTCGCGCCAGTCGCGCTCCCAGGACTCGAGGACGGCGATGGTGTCGAACGGGGCCCGCCCGTCCAGCGCCGCCACTCGCAGCCCGAGGGAGCGTTCGTTCCCCCGGCCGGACTCCCCGCCTGTGGCCCAGTATTCACCCGCGGCCTGGATGTAGAGCTCGGGCAGGTCGGCCAGTTGGTCGTCCATCCTGCGGCGGCAGTCGTAGCAGGCGAAGGCCGGCGTGGACTGGACGTGGCACAGGACGCAAGGGTGCTGATCGGTCATTCCGTACCCCCGAAGCCATAGGAGCGATTCTGAGCGGTCGAACCCTCGGACCCACCCGGACCTACCGACTCGCACCATCGGGGGCAGCAGCGGCGATCCTGGCAGGCTCCAGCGGGGTTGCCGGGGCAGGAGTCGAACAGGTGTTCGGGTGTATCGGCGCTGTCGGGCGTGAGTGGCGCGAGAATGTCCGCCATTGACTCTCCGGGGGCGGGTAGCGGGAGGTCGCTGCGCCAAGTCGCGATCATGCGTCCCCCTCGGGGTAGCGGGCCTCGATGTTGGCGACGACCGCCGCGCTGTCGCTGGGGCGGTCGATGTAGACGGCAACGTCCAGCAGCGCCAGGTCAGCGCGGCACTCTGCGATGACCCGATCCGGGGAACGGTCAGCGATGAACGCGGCGTCGGCGTAGGCGAGTCGCATCACAGGTTGAAGGTCGCCCCGCTCGTCGGCAGGGTCGGCTGGTCCGTCAATCTCCG